CAACAACTGCAACAAAGCCCGCCGTAAGTTTGGTTTAAGTTTAACCAGATATCCAAGTTAATGTCGACCATCAACCAGAACAAACCTTAGTTCAGACCAATACTCAAGTAAGCATCTTGTCAAGAATTGTTGGTATGTTTATGTGAATGGGATTCAAACGTTGAAAGAATCACCTAGATTACAACATTGTAAGAAAATTTTAGAGTAAAGTAAGTCTTGCTAAACACTTTTCGTCAAATTTATGTTACACACTACATTTACGTCTAAGAGTTTTACTTTATATGCCATACTCTTTGAAAATGGCGCGGGTTGCAAGTGGGTTGTTAATGATACCAATACATTCATAGTTGTCAAGAATAGATGCATAGAGGGAGGAGATCTCTAGTGCGGTTGCATCATACGTCTCAAAGAAAGCTTCGTCAGTGATGACGACAAGTTGTGATCTTGTCAATGCTTTCGATTCAACAAGTGGGGTAGATTCCTTGAATGGATAGATCTTTTTGAGAAAGTCTAGAAAAGGACATGAAATGTCGGAATAGAAGCCTTGTATCAACTGACCTTGAAATATTTGTCCGCGTTCAAGAATGGATAATTTCTTGTTGGGTAGGTCTGTTTTTGTGATACCAAGGGTTCTAAACATGGTTCCAGGAACTAACATAGCACGCCACCTGCCGTCCTGATCAAGAACCGGTTGACGCCGAAGGAAGCGCAAATCGCATGGGCGATGAACCTCGTTAATAGTACAGTGATAGCCGACCGATTCGGAGGCCCGCTGATAAGCTTCAACTGAGATTTCGTCATCGGGGACCATTGAGAAAGCGATAAACATAAGCTTTACTGCAAGCGTATTTATAAGGGTCGTGATAGTTGAACCAGATGAAAGGATGGCTTCAACTGGTTCCAAGATAACCTCCTTCGTCTTACCAGTGATGTTACATTTCTCAGGTGAAACCGATTGAATCTTGATTTTAGATGTGCACTGACGAATCAACTTATTTATGACGTCATCTGCGGGGAACATCTTTGCTAGCAGGCTAAACATGGGTGCACGGTGTGAAACATCACAAGACGCGATATCGACATCAAAGAATCTCTTCTTTCCATCAACATGTACGACAAAAAGTGAATCGTCGCTAAAAATAGCATGATCCATGCGATAATCTGACTTAGTAAACATGTCATGAAACATGGAATCGAGGGCTTCGGCGGTGCATGCACCAATAAATTTACAGCGCGAGCCGGCATGGTAGAAGTAATTCTTGTCAAGGAAATGCTTACAATGACCGGTATAGAATGCCCCTTGCAAAGAAGCATGAACACCGAAGTCGCCAATAGTACGACCATATTTACCGGCTTTAGCAATCTCATCAAGCTTCTGTTTGATTCGAAACGGTTTCACTTGCCATAAATCCTTGTGAGCTAAACCCATCTCATACACATCTTTCATAGCAGCAACACGCATAACACGTTTAGGGTGTGTATCAGGTGCGTGCGCGTCAGCCTCTTCAACCATGTTGAACCACTCAATACGAGCGGCTGCAGAATATTCAATGATCTTTCGCTCATGCATGTTGGTGAAGTCTTTCATGTTTTGCAAAAGTATCTCTTCATAATTGGCTCGCGGTGGTAAACCACGCTCAATCATAAACTTGTCCTCACGCACTGCAGTTTGCCTCCTGAGCGCACGCGATAAATTGTGATCGCTCTTAGAGTATATGACTCCAGTGTTTGAGAAAGAATTACACACCCTAGATCTCTGACTGCCAGTGGTAACTGGCGGGAAATCGGGAGTACAACCAAAGAATAAATCACCGTTAGACGCAATATATTGGTGACCAGATATAACCTTGAAACGAGAGTTCCAGGTATATGCGTTGTCGACATGACACGTGATTGCGCTTAGCTTGACTGCCCCGGTGTCCACGTAAGCGAGCGTGGAAGGGCATTGACTTTTCCCATAGAGTCAACCTGAGGGATGCGCGATGATTCGCCGCCGAACTGAAGATTCATCGTTGGCATTGTGAGCTGTAACCCATATACAAGACTATTTTCATACGCGTCAAGATTTACCTCTCTTATAGCGTCGAAATCGGCATGTTTCCTGCATATCTCATTGCGCAACTGTGCATAAGCATGTTTCTTAACGCGAAACTTGCGCGAACCATTAACTAGTTCAACAACGGTTAATGCCTCTTTAAGTGCGAACTGATGAACCCAAGAGGATAAATCGAGATGCACGAGGCGCGCCGTATACTTATTATAACCAACGTCGATCCAAGTCTGTTCAAAAGCGTAGCCAGCGATTGAGATTAGGCCGTGGAAGTATGTGGTGTCATATTGCGTCATTTCGGAAATGCCAAGCGAGGGAGTTGTAATGAATCTGAATTTATTGAAAACGAAGCCAAAATAACCATTTTTGTCAGTGGGTGTTGCCAGGTAAATGTTCCTACTTGCGTAGGCAGATCTCTGCGACTGCAGGTCCTGAAGCGGATGTTGTGGGAAGGTGGATGTATGCGGTGATGTGGAAATCAAGTTGAGAGCGCCAAGAAGAAATTTCTTACTAGCCATCCATGCCATCGGAGAATGTTTCATAACGAGTGGCATCACTATTGCTGCCGGATTGACAAGTAGCAAAGTGTGTGCTGGAGCGCGTGTAGCAATCTCCATGAAGGGATCCTCATCAGGCGGCAGATCGAGAGGCGGTAAAAGCATCTCGTGCGGCGGTGGCAAAATAAGGTGTGCAGGTGGAGCACTTGGCTCAACAGCGGAAAGCGCATGATCATCAATAAGGGTGATAAAGTTGTCATCATCGGTCAATACAAGATGAGCTGGTGGCGCAGAAGGTACGTCACGTGGCGACTCAAGAAGTTCGAAATGACGCACTGGAGGACAAAGCTCATTAAGTTGACAATCGAACGTTGACATGTCAACTGAAGTGTTGATTTTCTTCTTCTTTTCTCTAGTCAACTTTGGCTTTGATAACGATGCATTGAGGTTAACCTCTTCCGCTTCATCCGAGTACTCCTCTACTGAAAGGGCGCCGTAGGGGTTATCATGCCTAAACCCAGCGAATGGATCACTGTCGATTTTAGACATAGTTTCATTACGACGCATCTCCAATTTCTCCTTCCCTGTGATTTTCTTTGTAACGCGAGTTTGCTTGGTTTGAGCCGGTTGCGGTAAAGTAGATACGGGAGGAGTGTGGCAAGCGGTCGCAAAATCACCAAAAACCAAGAGAGGCTCATCTGAGTGGTCACAAACACAAAGATCAGGGAGATGATAATGGCACTTAAGGTCAGAGCAATTGATGGCGTTGCAGATGGCGAGGTCCTTCTTTTCTGCGAGTCGACGAGTGGCTCCTTTAGACGCAGGTTGAGTCGGCTTTTTATCAGCAGAATCACGCTTGCGGGTCATATGATAGTGACAGCAGTTTTTACACTGACAGCCGAAGGGGCATTCAACGACCTTGTCGTGATCATCAGTGCCTGTATAGGACCCATTGTTACCATTCAGGCTACTCGTAGGCACAAAAATGGCGGGTACACTAACACCAAATTCAGACCAATCAGTTCCAGTTGACCAAGGGATTGGATTTGTCTCAGGTGAATCGTCATCGTTGTCATGAGAAGGGACGAACGGATTTGACGTTGCGATTGAAGTGGAAGTAACGAGCTTCTTATTTGATCTGCGAAACGCCTTTAATTCGGAATAGGTCATGTATCTTTTCAATTCGTTGACAATAGTTGACTCTTTACCATGCTGATGTGAGGCAAGCTCACGAATGCTGGTGATAGACTCGGATGAGTAGAGGTCAGTTCTTTCAAACTCAATGTGCAAAACATTGAATCCATTAGCGATCAAATTGAGATAAGACTGTCTAATACTCATGGTAGGGACGAATGGTATGCTGGCGAAGCGTGACGATGTTCTCTTGATTCTCAGGGCTTTAGAAAAGATAACGTTGTAGAGCCAACAGAGGTTTTGCTCAGGATATCTCTGAAACGTAGCACTTCGCTCAGAGATGTCGTGAATAAACTCATAATTTGCAGGTGAGGCGACAGAAAACTTACGCTTACCGTCGAAAGGCAATTTTGTTTTACCGGGCGGGCCCGGTTTACCTGCATTGCTGGAGTAGTTACTTCGCTCACGTACAGTGTGGTTGGCCACCTTTACGAACATAGCGTCATCGGAGCTAAACTTAACTCGAATACGAACGTTAGACTCACCGTGGCTACTGAAACCTTCTTTTGAATGCATGCGGTTATTGTTTCCTGCTTTCTTGTCAGCACGAATTTGTTGCTTTTTCTGTATAGACTGGGGAGCTCTATTCATGATTCGTGTTGTGGCTTCTTTGTTGAAAGAAGTGCGCTATTTCGCGCGTTGTCGTTAGACAGTGGGGCGATCCGTGTCAGGGATCGTATTTTACCGACATTTGTGTGTAGTGCAAGTGTGATGTGAATGTCGGGTGGAATCGAAGGTAAAAGGATAAAAAAGGCAAAGAGTGTGGACCAACTAAAGAATCATGGATCCGACAGCGGAAACCAAGCTTTTGATGGCCAAGGGTTTTAGCGCCTGGGCAACCTCGGTGAGTGCAGACATCATTGCTTTCGCAGGTGACACGCGAGTGCTCTGGATAATAGCGGGCACTCTTTGTGCAGCAGCAGTGACGATCTCAAAGCCACGTTGATCAGCATCAGCAACGGTGCATAATGCGGCGGTGGCAGGACCAACAAATTCCATGTGCTGAACATACTCGACGAGGAACGAAGAACCAGCAACTCCGGTGACGTGTATGACAGTGGTGGGAGAACCGACATAAGTGACAATGCTGTCAGGTTGTGGTAGTCCTAATCCGTCAACGAAACCGTTGTTTTGCTTATTGTCGTTAGAGGAGTATGGGTATGTGTAAGATACGGGGCTGGATGAGGGTGGACCTGTGATGGCGTACGTGTACTGAGACTCGTGCGGCGCAACAGGGAAAACGCACGTGGAGCAAGGTTTGCGACCAACGCCGCAAATCTCCACGTCGGCTTGTGATGAAACAGAAACAATGGTGTTACTGGTTGCCAAAACGTTTTCGTGCGCAGGGGAAGTGTATATGTGATAAACTCCTGATTCGTTCAGAGTAGTACCAGTGTAAGTGATTCGTATGCCGCACGAAACAATGCGACCAGAAACGGCTTGACCGCCATTAATGGCGCCCGTTAACAACTGGCTGGCACTGTACGGAATATTAGGCATAGAAAATCGAGTAACGCCGATAGTAATAGTGTTCGAGGCCGAAAGGGGGGATGCGGAAGTGCCAGTAAAACTTGAAGTTGTGTGGTACCCTACGGGCAAGTCATTACAGAGAGACGGAGAGAAAGAGACGAATGCATGACCCTGGGTGCCAATATTTATATTTTGACGGAGAAATGCGGTAACCTTATGTGAAGGAGGGGATGGGAAAACGGGAAGGCATGCATTACGGACCGATGGGTGAAAAGGGTCGATCAATGCACGTGCATACAATAATGAACATTTCGAAAGTGATAGCGAGGATTGACCCTGAGCGCGTTTTGGACGCGGGCGGGACATGGGCTGCACCACAAGAGTCGATGCGAAAGGATTGGATGCACGAGGAGAGCCTCGTTTCTTTCCCTTGTTTTGTTGTTTGGGTTGCTTTGGATTGCGTTTAAGATTTTTACGAGTGGGTCGATTCATTTTGGGAGCAGAAGGTTCAGTGATTACTGAACTGCACGAGGCAGTGCGTGACATTTCTGCAGTGGGGGGGGTGAGGTGTGTATCCGTAGCGTAGGCCAGTCGATACAAGAATTTTAAACCATCGGGATCCATATTATACGTAACCGACGAAAACTTTGG